ATACTATGACAGGTATTTGGAAAGCTAAGAAATTAAAAGAGAAAATAACTAGCAGAAAGCTCTCATCTATAATTAGCAAGCTAGCACTGTATGAAGTTACTGTGATTATGTTCTTTTTAATAGATAAATTCATACTAAATGATATCATTCTTACATTCTTTAGTGTACCATTTATGCTCACTAAAGTAGTGGCATTGGTGCTTGCTAGTATAGAGGTGATGAGTATCAATGAGAATTATAAAGTAGTTAAAGGCATAGATCTATGGCAGTCAATGAAGTTACTTTTTGCTAGAGCTAAGGATATTAATGATGACATTAAAAAGATAAAGAAATGACATATACTAGAGAACAGATAGAGGCAGCTGTAAAAGCTAAAGGATATCTTTATTTTGCAGGTCCTAAAGACTATGATGTAAATATTGTAGGAGTTCGTAACTCAGCACCAGGTCAAAAAGTTACTAATCTCTTTGATGACAAATTAACTATATCTTATAGAGTAGATGGTCAATGGCACTACCATGAGTGGGATGCTACTACTGAGCCAGGTAAAAAGGGAGTAATGCAATTCCATAATGCTAAGGGAGTAGCTAGACTTGTGCCTAATCAATATAGAGGAGTCTATGCTGTATCTATGCATCAGGGAAAATATCAGGCAGTATGTCAAAGATTAGGAGATGTGACTGTATGGAGAGATGGTGATAGAGATATGACCTTTGCACAGGGTAAGACTGATACAGGTATGTTCGGAATCAATATCCATAAAGCAGGTACAGTATCTAGCTTTGTAGAAAATTGGTCAGAGGGCTGTCAGGTATTTAAAAAAGTAAAAGATTTTAATGAGTTTATGGTGATAGCTAATAGAGCTAAAGATATACATGGTAATCACTTTACTTATACCTTAATTGAATCAAATGATATTTAGACTTAGTGTAATTATCTTAATGCTCAGCTCCTGCTCTGCACAATACCATCTTAATAAGGCAATTAAGAAAGGATATAAATGTGAGCAGACAGGTGATACTATCAGAATCACTACACTAGATTCTATACCTGTCATTATTAATGATACTATAGTATGGGAAAAAATTATTAATACTAAGGATACTATCATTAAGTATAATACAGTCTATGTACCTAAGACTAGACTAGATAAAAGAATAGAATATAAAATACAAGTAAAGACTATCTATAAAGATAGATTAGTATATAAATATAAGTATAGAGCTGAGGGACAAAAGGCAAAGTCTGAGGTAAAAAAAGTTAAGGCTCAAAGACCTAGACCTAATGGCAATCTAAGTCTATTATTTGTAGGAGTAGCCATTGGTCTACTATTATCATATCTCTTTAAATTTGCTAGAGAGAGATATATGTTCTAAGTTTACACCATCTATGGTAAGAAAAAGACTGTTTTTTGACATTGAGACATCATTCAATGTTGGTATATTTTGGCGATCAGGATATAATCTTACAATCAATCCAGGTGACATCATTCATGAGAGAGCTATTATCTGCATCTGCTACAAATGGGAGCATGAGCAGGATGTACAATTCCTAACATGGGATAAAAAGCAATCTGATAAAGCTATGATTAAAGCATTCCTCAAAGTTATGGCTCAAGCTGATGAAATTGTGGCTCATAATGGAGATAGATTTGACCTCAAATGGCTACGCACAAGAGCTATAATACATGGACTTGATGTTATGCCCTCACCTAAGACTATAGATACTCTTAAATGGGCTAGAAAGTACTTTAATTTTAACTCAAATAAACTAGACTATATTGCTAAGTATTTAGGAGTAGGGCAAAAGATGGATACAGGAGGACTAGACCTGTGGAAAGATATTGTATTTAAGAAAGATCAGCAGGCAATGGATAAGATGGTGGAGTATTGTAAAATGGATGTCACTGTACTAGAAGCTGTATTCAATAAACTAAATTCTTACACTACTCCTGCTACTCATTATGCTGTAATGGAGGGAGATGAGAAGTACTGCTGTCCTGAATGCACTAACTATAATGTGAGATATAATAAACAGGTAGTGACTGCAGGAGGTACTGTACACCATTGGATGCTGTGTAAAGATTGTAGAAAGCACTATAAAATAAATAATAAAACTTATGTAGAATTTTTAAAATTCAAATATAAACACTAACTTTGCATAGTTCCATAGTGTAGAAAGCAGTTGTAAGCTCCCCAGCACGCAGCTGCTTTTTTTTGTCCCATATATTGGTAAGATTTGGGACTAATAACGCTAAATAAAGTTTACAAATAACGATACTTTTGTAAGATATGCTTTACATAATAGGCATAAATCCGATTAACTATGTAATTTTAAGGCTATAACCTTAATAATAGCAAAGTTTTTAAGGGTATAACCTGTAGCAATTCTCTCCAAGTTAGTAAGTTTCGCTAATTGCAGTCGCAAATTGCGACCTCAGTTATATATTTTACCTTTACTCTAATACATTATTAAGTAAAAATTGCCCTTGTTATGTGTTCAAGGGTGCAATTTGCCCTTGATTATATGTTTTACCTTACAACATAGGGACAATTTGTCCCCTAGTCTTATTTAGAATGATTATAAATTACACTTTTTTATTGCAGATATAAAACTTTATACTATCTTTGGCGTATAGTTATTAACAATTAAAACTTTTACACATGGACAAAGAACAAATTATGAAGATTATTTTTACTGAGGAGGCATCATTGCTAGACCAGGCTGTAGAGCTGAGAGATGCTTTTGGCAATGAAGATCCTGCTACTAAACGAGCTTACTCTCAATGGGTAGTTATTTCTAACCTAATAGATACAATCAATGAAGAGATTAATTAAATACTTTACTCCTGTAGGAGTAGAAGAGATAGCATTTGCTAAGACATTAATAGTAGTAGTTACTGCTATCATATCAATCGTATTTTTATTTCCACTTTTATCTTTTATATCATGAACTTTATAGACCTATACAAAAAAGACAATACTTATTTTTCTAATTGGACTACTGACTATGATAGCACTGTCTACATAGCAGGCACTATTGAGCCATTTACCTACAATGCATCAGAGACTGATGACGAATATATGTCCCTGTTTATTCTAAGTGATGCAAATCTTAACCTACTTAAATCTAAGCTATGAGAAAGTCACCTACATTCGCTGCTATTCTAAGATTTTGGACTAGCAGAAGATCAGCAGATGAGGTAAGAGGTGGATTTAATCTGCCTCTATACCTGAGATATTTAGAAGTCATAAACAATAAAAGCAATGACTGAATTTACACAGCTAGCTATTGAGGTACAAAATGCTATAGCTAATGGTGATTATACTCACCAAAAATACCTGAGATTCAGAGAGTGGTACTTTCAGAATTATGAGGGCAGTAAGAGAAATGCTGCTAGAGATTTTAAGATGTTTGATTTAATGTATGGCTTAGATGTGCCAATAAAAAATAATGACAATGAAGATATATAAAGTAGTATTTAAAACCTTTGACTATTGGGGAGGTCCTATAAAGTTAGTGACTAGGATAGTGGAGGCTTATGATGCTGATCATGTTAAGCAGCTCATACAAAAGAATGATGACTTAATTCTACTAATTGAAGAGGTATGAATGATATCATAAGAGAAAGGTATCCATTTGAGCCTACTAAAAAGATAGCAGATGACTTAGGACTTAGTGAGTCATCAGTTTATAATAGAGCATGGAGTATGGGTATTAAGAAAGATCCTGTTTATCTTAGGTCTACTCAATTCCCTCCAGGATATCTAGGTGGTAAAGCTACTCAATTTCAAAAAGGCACTGCACCTCCTAACAAAGGACAGAAAATGTCCAAAGAAGTTTATCAGAAAGTGGCTAAGACAATGTTTAAAAAAGGCTCTAAGCCTATGAATACTCAACCTATAGGTACTATCCATCAGAGAAAGGATACAGGAGGGAAGATGTATCAGTATATTAAGCTAGCAGATTGTAAATGGCAGCTGCTCAATAGATATACTTGGGAGATGCACAATGGACCAATTCCTAAGGGGATGGTAGTAGTGTATAAGGATGGTAATTATCTGAATAATGATATTAACAATCTGCTAATGATAACTAAAAAAGAGAACATGGCTAGAAATACCATACAAAGATTACCTAAAGAGCTTCAGCAGGTGATGAGATTAAAATGTAAACTAATAAAAAAAATAAATAACAATGGCACAAAACAAACTAAGTGATCTAAGAGATCACATCTTCATGGCTCTCGAGAGATTGAGCGATGAGACATTAACAACAGACCAGGTAAATGTAGAGGTAGATAAAGCTAAGGCAATATCTCAGCTTGCAGGTACTCTTATCCAATCTGCTAAGGTAGAGATTGATTTTATTAATGCTACAGGTGTAATGGAGTCTCAATCCGATCTATTTAAGTCAGTAACTCAAACTAAGTTATTATGAAAGAAATAGATTTTTTAATAGGACAGATTGCAAAGTATCAGCTAGATACTAATAGCAGAAATAGATCCTATGTCTATAAGAGATACTATGTAATGTACAGGCTGAACAAATGTAAGGTATCCCTGACTCAAATAGGTAAGATGCTGAATAGACATCATGCTACTGTTATACATGGTATCAGAATGCACAGGAGATGGTCTAGGCAGTTAGATAGAGTATATCTCCATGAGGTTGAGCCATTAGTTC